CTTGACCATCTTCGCTGCGGTTTCGAGGACTTCGAGCCTGCCCTGAGCGGCGGCCATGATGTTCTGCATGTCGAGCGGGTTCTTCATGATGTCCCAGAGCATCTTGGCGAGGACGCTGGCCTGCTCCATTCCCAGAGCCAAGTCCACGAAGTTCTTCTTCGTCGTCGCGAGGCCGTCGTTGAGAAGACCGAGGCCAGCGAGGATGTTCATGGTCACGTCGGTGAAGTTGCCGCCGAGCGCGTACCATGCGGCGACGATGCCTGTAATGGCAAGGCCGATCGCGCCGAGCAGCGGGAGAAGCACGGGGCCTGCGGCGACGATCGAGGCGATTCCAACGGAGATCCCTGCGAAGGCCAGCAGGAGCGGACCGATTCCGGCGAGCAACGCGGCGATTCCGACGACGATCATCTTCGTCGTCGGCGTCAGCTCGGCGAAGGCAGCCGTGAGTTTCTGGACGTAGGGGATGGCCGTGTTCAGGCCGTCCACGATCATCTTCGCCACCGGCAGGAGCGCGGTGCCGATGTCCTTCATCATAAAGGAGAGCTGGTCTTTGACCGTGGACCACTTGCCGAGCATGGTCTTGGACTGGTCTTCCATCATCCCGGCGAACTGCTTGCCCATGCCCTGAATGATGGTCGCGATCGCGGCGTTGGCGTCGATCGCTCCCTTCGAGGCGAGCTTCTGCACTTCGGCAGTGCTCTTGCCCATCGCTTCGGCGAGGTACTGCCACGCTCCGATGTTCGACTCGGCGAGCTGGCGCATCTCTTCGCCGCTCACCTTGCCCTTCATCCTCATCTGGCCGAGAGCCAGCATGATGCGGTTGATTCGCTCAGCTCCGCCCCCGAGAGCGGCGGACGCGTCTCCAACGGCATGGAGTGCAGGAAGGATCTGCTGGACCTCGAAACCAAACGCCTTCATCTTCAGGGCTGCGCCAGTCAGCTCATCGAACTGGAACGGAGTCTTCGCGGCGAAGTCCTCCATTTCCTTGAGCATCGCGTTCGCGGCGTCGGCCGATCCGAGAAGGTTCTTGAATGCCGTCTGCGTCTGCTCGAAGGACGCGGCTGCACCGAGGGCCGCCGTGCCGAGGCCCACGATGGGAGCGGTCAGGCTGGCGGAGAGGGACGCACCAGCCATGGCGGCATTCGCCGCGAACTCCTTCATCTGCGCGGATGTCGCCTTGAGTCCGGCAGAGAGTTCGTTTCTGAGTCCGAGCACGACCCAGACTTCGCCGAGGCTCAGCACTACTTCCTCCTCCGCTTGGGAGCGACGCCAGAGTTTCGTATCTGGCGTCGCTCCTTCGCGAGATCGAATGTGTTGCGCTTCACGGCATCCATCAGCTCAGACCCCTTCCACCGCGCGAGATCCTTCGCGTCTTTCGCATGATCGAAGTCCTGCTTCGCCTCGGCATACCGGAGGAGCGGGAGGCACACCAGCGAGAGCATTTCAGGATCATGGTCCAGATCGCGGGCGACAACGGACGGCAGGACGTGGAACGCTTCGGCTATGACTGCGATGTTCCAGTGACGCGCGATGTTGGGGTCATCGGGCTCTTCATCATCGAGGAGCTGGTGTAGAGCCCTTAGCCTTTTGTCTGGGCCTCCTCTCGCTCCTGCTCGGTGAGAGCAGGCAGGCTCAGGTCGAGGATCGCCTCGTGGAGCTGTTTGGCGGAGTCCTCGTCCACATCCTCGACGGCGTCGAGCTTCTCGTCGTAGGTCCACGACGTGATCCCGCTCTTCAGGATGGTCATCCTGTCGTAGAGCTGATAGCGGGCCGTCCGCCGCAGCTCCAGCGTGGCAGCCGAGACGGGTTCGGCGAGCGTGGCCGCTGCGGCCTCGACCTCGGGGGAGTGGAAGGCTTGGATCAGCTCCGGTCCCATCACGCGGGAGAGCCGGGTCACCGTCATCTGGCGGGCCTCGGCAGCCCGGTCCAGTGCGGCTCCGGACAGCTTGCGGATGTTCACGACGCCGTCAGGGAAGACGACTTGCGACGTGACCTTCGATGCGAACATGGTCTACCTCCGAAGGGCGGCGGGGGAGGCGCGGCCCATCCGCGCGAAGCCCCGCCGCCGTGGTCGGTCTTACGTCACACCTCCACGAAGCTCCCGGTCGGCTGGAGCGTCGCCGTCCACTTCGTGAGGGCGTTGCGGTCGGGCTGCCGCTTGTAGGCGACGAGGTACGTCTCGAAGGTCGTCGTCTTCGTCCCGACCCACGTGATCTTCAGCGTGCGGGTCGGCGTGACGCCGGGGACCTCGGGCACGCGGTCGGCGAACACGTCGTCGGGGCCGCCCACGCTGTCGTCGTAGAGCCCGCCCAGCTCGATCTGGGCCGACTTGCCGATCCCGACCGGCAGCCACTCCTCCCACTCGTCGCCGAACGAGTGGACTTCCTCGAAGGCCGATTCGACGCTGATCTCGTTGATGGTCAGCACGAACTGGCTGATGTCCACCAGCGAGCCAACATCGTTGTCGTACTCGACCTTGATTCCGGCAGGGGTGCTATTCGCCATCTCGCTCCTCCACTTCCTCTCTCCAAGCGTCCAGCTTCCGCCGGAGCCCAACAGCCAATCGCATCACCGTCTGCGCTTCCTGAAGCCGCTCCTCGTCGGCCTCGCTCACCGCTCGGTACGCGAATCTCTCTACGACTCGAATGGCCTCCCGCGCTCTACCTACGAGAGAGGCCGACGAAGAACGTCGCGCTCTCGGTGACGGGGTTCGTGAAGCTCCACTGGATCGCGACGTATCGCTCGACCACCGTGGTATCGTCACCGATCTCCTCCGCACCGACAGCCGTTGCGGCCGTGAACGTGTCCAGCGTCGAATACGTGTCGTCGTCAGGGGAATCGAGCACCGTGACGACAATGTCGTCCGCTCCAGAGAACGCCGAGACGTGGAGCTGGGCGCGGAAGCCGTGCGACGTGACACGCTTCCACGTCGCTCCGCTGCCGGCGACGGTGATGTTGGCGACACCGTCGAGCGTGAAGCGGAAGGCGTCCACGACGGTCACGTCCCACGGGCCGTCGAGATCCGGGGTGCCTCCGGTGTGGTCCGCGATCACGATCTTGTCGCCCGTGACGAGGCCGTGCTCCGTGATCCGCTGGAAGGTGCCACCGGTCCCGCCGACCGTGATGTTCGCCACGTCGTCCAGCGTGAAGCTGAAGGCATCGACCACCGTGACCTGATGCAGCCCGTTGATGTCCGGAGTCGATCCGACGTGCCCAGCGATGAGCACGTAGTCACCCGTCTTCAGGCCGTACAGCTCGTCGCAGATGACAGACTCGGACGTGGCGTTGGACGTGTTGATCGTTCGCGGGAAGCCGAGCTGTCCGTACAGCTCGTCGGCGGTCGTGTCGATGTAGCCGACCGCAGTCGATCCGTTCAGGTGCCAATCGTAGAAGTCCACGCCTCCCTTGGGCGCGACGGCGGCCAGCGTGTCGCCATCCGCCGTCTCGGTGCCCATCGGGTGGAGGACGACTCCACGGCGGTACACGCCGGAGATCGTGTGCTCGGCTTCCGCCTTCGTGAGAGCGTTGCGGTCTGCGATGCGCTTCCACTTCCCGGCGTAGGTGCCGTTCGCGATCACGCACTCCTTGCCGATCGTCTGGCCGCTCATGCCCCACGCGACGAGCTGCTTCGTCTCGCGCGTCTCCTGAAGGGCTTCAAGGATGACGCCCTCGTTGTAGAGCCCTCCGCCAGCGACGAGCGTCATCTTGCCGATGCCCACGGGAAGCCATTCTTCCCACTGGTCGCCGAAGGAATGGACCTCCTCGAACGCGGACTCGGCCCCCTCTTCCAGCGTGAACGTGTCGCCGGTCAGGTCGCGCCCGCCGACGTGAATCCACGTGCTCTGCGGCCCGTAGAAGCTCATGCGCTCTCTCCTTCAGACAGAACGGCGGGCGTGGGCCTGCCGATGCCTTCGTAGGGCTCGATCATGCCGCGTGCGATGAGACGAGGGGAGGCCAAGGCAGACACCTTGATGATCTCCCCGATCTTGCGTGGCACGAGGGCTCCACTTTCGCGGTCCTTCTGGTAGACGCCGTTCGTGAGCACTCGGAAGAGCATCGTTACTCCACGGGCGGGATTCCGATCCCGCGATCGAAGACCTGTCCGCAGCGGCAGATCCTCTTCCAATGCCCACCGAACGCGGTGATGATCTCGGCCTTGTCCGACTCCCCACAGTTCGGGCATGGCTCCGTTCCGGGCCGCTCGAAGGGCTTGCCGTCAGGGCCGAGGATCTGGCTCGTGCTCACGCGCTGAGTTCCTTCGTCACGCGACAGTTGAAGGCGATCATGCAGCGTTCCTTGTCGTCGCGCCGCATGAGGAATGGCGTCTGGATCGGAACGATCAGATGGTAGAAGGCATCACCGACCGTCGCGGCCTGCACTTCCGCGAGGGCACGGTAGGCAAGCTCCGAGACGGAACGCGGGGCCTCGTAGTCCATGGCCGTGCCACGGCATACGATCTGGAGCCCCGGATGCTCGTACTTCACGCCCGGAGTCGAGAAGCCCAGCTCAGAGGACTCTCCCGAGTATTCGAAGACGCCGATCATCTCGTCTGGCAGCGGAGGCATGTGCTGACAGAAGATGTCCAGCCCGACCGTGCCCAGACCGAGGCTTGCAAGGTGCGCCGCGATGTCGCTGACCATGCTCACTTGAAGATCCTCGCCAGCTTGATCTTGTCGGCAATGTCGTTGTCGAGCGTTGCCTTCTTCGCGTTCGATGCGTTCTCCAGAAACTTCGCGTGGC